CTTCTACTAACGCGTCGTTGCCGGCTGTTGTTTCCGCGATCTTAAATGTCGCGTCGATTCCCTGTTCGGTTGCGGTCATAGATAAAACCTTTCCGATTGGTCGAGTGCGATCGTGTTCTAGTAATAATTTAACGTTTTTAGTCGCGATAGATTCTGGCTTAAACGTCGTAAGTCCGGCGGACGTTGATCCAGTTTCGTTCCATGTTACGACGCGTCCGGTAATAGTGCGAGTTTCGCTATCGGCTGACGTAATTGTTAGCGGCATGTTTAGCTTCATTTGATCATGTCCTCAGCTTGTCGGATTTCCTCGACGCTGATTGCGCCGATTTCATATAATGTTTTGTAAATTGCTACACGTTCGGCTTCGCTTCCGCGTAAGTAATCCTCTAATTTAAAATGAACTGATTGTGTTGACGGAACGAAATCCGGCATAGATAAACGAGTGGAAATGCTGGTCATTAGCGGAATTAGCGAGAAATCAAGCAAAGTTTTGCGAGTAACGTTTGCGTTTGAGTAAGTCATGCTCGATCCAGTTTCGGCGTCAACGTAAAACGCTGGAATACCAATAGCGCGAGCTAATTCTGTTGCGATATACGAACGCGCAGCCGCAAGCTGTAATTTCTCAGGGTCAAAGCCGACTGTTTGTAATTCTACGTCCGCATTAAGAAACGCGGTCGAGCGATTACGTCGTGCGACGCCCCATGACTCAAGCAATTTAGCAATTCGATCAGCTGGTAACGCTGTACCGTTTGATTTTAATACCATAGACGGGACAGGCTCGCGAGCATAGTTAGCAGCTGCTCGCTCTAATTCTGCACCGGTGCGAATTGTTCGACCAGCGCGGTTTAATAATCCTTCGTCGTTGCCGTAAAAAACAATTAGTGAACCCACGCCAGAATCCGGAATTTGTTTACCGTCGATCGTGTAGTAAAGAACTTCCGTTCCGTTATTGTTTAAGAAAACGCCGACGCGTGTTGGCACGATTCGCTGAACGGAGCGAATTCGCATGGTGTCGGCAAAGAGTTCGGTAATTTGCCAATAGGCGTAACCGTAAAATAATAAATCCTCAGCTGTCCAGACATAAGTCGCGCTACCGGGTACGCGTGGATCAGGGTCACGAATTACGCGGGGCGCTGGCACTTCAAGCCCCGTCGTATTGTCCCGGAGTTGCAACCCTATTGAAGCTATGGACGAGCAAATAATCCCGCGAGCACGTGCGATCGTAGGAACGCTCATAGCTTCCTCACGCGTAGCCTGAGTAGCGCCACCGTTAAAGGTATAGATCGAATCTAACGCGAATACAGGTGAAGCCGAAGCCTCGACGTCGCTACCTAAGAGCGGCGTTACAGCTTCCACCTTTGACGCAAATAAATCACGAATACCCATGAGATAATTGTGTCAGGGTTATAGTACTAAGCCGTCATAATATCGAAGTCCATTTCTGGGCGTGTCGCAAAGTGTGTCACTAGCGCCGTTGCTACCGCGGCGCAAACCGCAGCTTGAGAAGCTCTACGTCCGATAACCCAGCCACCGTCACCGCGCTTTAGCTGGACAGCCGAAAGAATCTGTTTAGTTAAATCGCTCTGCCCACGATGTCGCAATCGACCCGAGTTAATCGCGCCTAGTAATTCGTCGCAGCTCTGAGGGTAAACCGAGTCCATGTCAAAGATCGGAATACCGGCGGGCTGGAATCTGGCGGCTACCGCGCCGCTAGTTCGCCTTGAGTAAAGCAAATATTCGAGCGGATACTTTCGGCAATATTTAGCCGCTTCATTAGCTATCTCTCGATCGTCAAGCTGAACTGAGTTTTCCCATGTATGGAGCAGCTTTACGACGAAACGTTCGTCGCCCAATTTCTGAGCTCCGACTAACGCGCAGAATTTGCGATCCGGTGAAATATCAATCGCCAGCCATGTTAATTTTTCTGGGTCGAGATCGACTGATTCGTCATGGCAATTATTCCACTCGTTCGCTCCGATAATGCTAGAGATAGTTTGAACCCAGCGGCATAAAACTTCGGTTTGTACGACTTCGGGCGGATCATTTAAAACCGCTTGAATATTTTGGATATTTATAGTGTGTCCGATTGCTGGATTTGCTGCCAGCCAATTCGATTCCAGCTGAATATCGTCGGTCGGTGCGCTCCACTCAAAATACCCAATATCGTCATTAGCTCCAGCGGCGGCAGCTAGTCCACGCTCTCGAAACGCATTCAGAACGACCGAGTGCGAATCGCCCGCGTTCGTGTAACTCATAATCATAGGATTTTTTGCAGCCATAAGGGTATACCTCAAACTGGCGTACGATTCTAGGTCTTTCATTTCTCGAAGTTCGTCTAAATGAATTGCCGACGGTGCAGAAACGCCTCGAGCAGCTGAGCCGCCAGCCTTTACGATAAATCGGTTAATTTGTCCGGTCGTACCCTTGACTTCAATTTCCTCTGAGCCATGACTCCAGCGAATACGCTGTACGCGCTTAGATAGCATTTCCGAGCTTTCGATTAGGTTAACCAGCTGTCTAAATTGCTCTAGTGACGTGGCTAATCTGTGAGCTGAGCCGATTTGAAGTGGCTCGTCCCATAAAAATAAGCCGCCTAAGATTCGAATTTGCTGTAAAAATGACTTGCCATTTTGCCGGGCTACGACTATGCAATTAGTCGGAGTAGCCCACCGTCCGTCGGGTTTATATTTGTGCGTATGCTCCAGCGCAAACTTTTGCCATGGCATTAGCCCCTCTGGGAGTATGTCAGCGGCTAAATCGATCAAATCGAAGCCCCTAGACGGTAAATCGTTAAGCTGAGTGTGGATTCTGGGCGTCGGTGAGCCATAAGTGGCAGCTAATGACGGCGGTAAAACCGATAGCAGCCGATTTGAGCCTAGTTCGTCGGGTAGTTGACCGATTATGACTTGATCGTCCTTAATCATGACTTACGCTAACGTTTTCAGGGATATTTAGATCATGGAGAGTCGGGGGTGTTAAAGCTGTACCAAAAAACCGACTACCTTTACTCAAATTGCACTTTTGGCACAATACTTGCAAATTCTGGTCATTATCAGTCCCACCGAGCCTACGCGGGATTATGTGGTCAACATGTAACTTTCCGTTATCTTGTCCGCATTGTTGACAGCAATAACCGTCCCGCTTAAGTATTCGCTGTCTGATCTTTGCCCATTGACTCGACGTTCCATTATCAACAGCTGATTTCATTAGTGCCACCCCTTGTCTTTGAAGTGTTGCCATGCTAGGCAATAGTCGCCCTTATATCTGTGAGCGATATACCGGATACCCCAATCGATTTGAGTATAACCGTCTAAGTTCTTTAGCTTCTTGTTACGCAGCTGAGGTATGCCATAGTGACTACCGTTAACGGCTCGACTATCGAACCTAGATTCTTTCATGTATAAGCTGTATGCGCATTGATATTGACTATCTTTAATAACTCGACTATGTAAGTAAAGCTTGTAGTTATCAGTTGATGTTATTGAACTAGCCCATGTAGGACTCGGTATAGCCCACGCTAAACATAGTACGCCCGATAGTAGGACTCGCCGCGAGCTCGCCCCCCGTGGGGCTCTCGTCGAGAGAGTGGATCGTACCGACGAAGTCAAATAGGTTGCAACCATGAGCGTATTCTTGGGCGTTTCCAACAGGGTGTGGATAACTTTCTGAATATGTGGATAACTATTCATCGCACTTATGAGCTTCATCGTAGTCAAACGAACAGTAATAGCAGCCCATATTTTCACCGCATTTGCGGCAATTATAGATAAACTGAATTTCATTACAGCAGCCCATGACTTGGCTTCTCATGCTGATCCGATAATACTGATTAGCAAATGGCATTAGTCCTCATCTCTGATCGCTGCCACGATTCGCTGAACTAAAGTGCCTTCAGCTACGTTCCCGCAGCGTTCGCATATATGAAGCGGCAGAAATTCAGCTTCGACTTGACGTGCGATTACTTCTCTTAGTTCGGCTAATACTGTTCTAATATGTGGATTACTCATTTCTTATCCTTTCCCCAGCCTGTGCCTTTAAAGATCACAGCTGGCGCGCTAAATACTCTTATCATTGGGTAGGAACAGCAAAGAGGCGAGAGATCGCCGTTACTTGGTATCGAGTGAGTCATTTCTAATTCGCCGCCGCATTGGTCGCAGCGATAAAGGTAACTAGGCACTATCGCCACCCACTAAGCAAACTCCCATAGTTCCGCAAACCGTACACTCCAGCGTTTTAACGCCCGGCGGAAGTAAGTCGGTCACGATTCTTTCAACCTGTAACGTTTCGCGCTTACAGCGCCGACACTCAAATTTCAATTTGTCCATAGTTAGACTCCCTTAGATTCTCCATAGAATTCAAATTGTGTTGACTGACCCACCAGGATTCGCTCTTATCATGCTTAAACCTAGATGTTTTAGCTGCTCGAATCGGTATCCAGCCCTTAACGTAATAAGTTGGCGATTCTCCTACGACTAAAACCGCTAAGTCCTCGGTTCGATCTCTAGGCTGTAAAATTAAGTGACCGTCTAACCAGCGCGTATGTTTGATTTCGATTCGGTTTCCGATGTCTGCTCGAATTTTAAACTTGTCGAGCTCGATCCTAAAGTCCTTAATTCCAAAGAACTTAGCCGCTGCTATTTCAGCTCCGAACGCCTCAGCTGTGCGCTTAATTGAGTCGTGTATGTTGCCCCTCATAGCTTGGTCATGAAAATAGAAATTTTCCTCACCGCGAAACTCACAGGTAAACGCGGCGGCTGCCGCCTGAACTTCCTCGTCCCTTGTAAGCGTTATCTTGTTTATTCCCATGTCGCGCAGCTCCGGTTATTGTCCGGGCAAACCCAGCCCTTATAAGGCTTTCCAGTTTTTCCAACTCCCTCTTTGCGAATCATGACGCCATGGGTACAGGATCGCCCGGTGAGTAATCCGCCAATTTCCGCAACGGCTTTAGTCATGTCCCACGGATCATAAGAACCATTAGGTAACGCTTCACCAGCTGCTACTGGCGTAGCGACTGGGCGCTCGACTCGTTTCATTTCCTCAAACGACGGGCGATTTTGATTCTCGCTAAATTTGGAAAGTCCGCCGGTGTGTAAACTTCTACCTATGCTTGAGGTTGAACAATTCTCAAGAGGAAAACGATTAGCGTTTGATCTGATTTCCTCAGCGAAATCTGTGGCGAAAGGTAACTCGTCGGTTACCTCTTTGTAAACGTCAGTCTGGACGATGTAGCGAGTCCCGTCCTGAAATACGATCTTTACGTCGATTCGACCATTTGGATATTTAGCCCAGAATTTTTCGATCCGCTCAGCTACGGACTCGTAGCCCTCTAATGGGATAGCCATTAGTAGCTTCTCAATCGCTCAGTAGCGGCACGAAGTCCAGCGGCTCGACCGCGATTAAACCCGTCCTTAACGCCCTCTTTGTAACCAATAGTCCAGCCGACTAGAAACCAGCCAATACCGGCGATAAATACAGCTATCGCCATTTCCAATATTGTAAACATGTTAGCTCCCGATTCCGGGTGCGACGTATTCGCTCCCTAGTTATAGGGTGAACTAAATGTCTGACAATTACAAGCCTTACGCCTATTTAACGGCGTGTCGAATTGCTTATGAGCAAACTGTAAATTTCGTCAACCCGCTTTTCTAGGCGCGAAACCTGATCTTTGACGCTTGCTCCGGAATTAGGCTTAAGCTCGCTAAGGTAATACTTTACTAAGTGCCTAACGCCTGTAAGAAATGCAACTAAGAGCGTGACCGTAGCCACGCCCATAGCCGCCCAATCGTTTGCGTTCACTTAGCCTTTGCCCCGAACGAAACGTCTTTGGGATTCGAGTAACGCATTAGAACCGGCACGATCCCAGCAAATAAGCCCCACGCCAATTTTTTGGGATCAGTTTCGCCAGTCATATAAACCGCCAGCATGCCCGCAATAGCTGAACGTCCATAACTAGCAGCGATAGCCTTTAGCTCTTTCATTACTTTTCTCCTAACCCTAGAGCCTCGATTAGCTCTAAGACTTTTTTTGGGCTCACGTTAATTTCGAAGTGCATTTCGTCCGGGCGATTCTTGTAATCGCCGCCCCAAAATAAACCGTACTTTTTAGCTAGTGCGCGAATCATTGGAACTTTCTCGGCTGGAAATGTGCCGATCTTTCCAAGAACGTGCTTCGTCGCATTAAGATCGATCGCCGTTCCGGACGCGTGATTACTTACTCGATCAGCTGAACCGCGAACCATGCGAAACGCGTAACCCCAGTCGTCAAGCTGTCCGCCGTCGAGCGGCTCGATTAGCTCGTTAAATTCTTTGCAGAATCCTACGATCAAAGGTGCAACCGCTTCGGCGCAACGAATTTTTAAATGAGTCCCCGGTATTGCGTAAGACTTGACATGGATCGACTCAGGTTTAGCCGAAGCTTCCCAGCCGTTATAGCTGGTTAGTTTCATGACAGCAATAACGTCGCTTCGTCGGCTGATATACCGAGCTTAGCTAAGAGTGCAGCTTTCGCGGTTTCTTTAGCTAATTCGTCAGCTTTAATTTTTTCTTGTTCCTCTTGATCCGCTTTCAACGCTGCTAGTTCCTCGGCGTTCATTTCGCGTTCTATAACTTCGTCTGTTTCCATGTTATAGATCATTACCATTGGCTTAGACATTATTTCACTCCGTAAATTAGAACTGTACCGATAAGAGTTCCGGCGTTTGAAGTAGTTAAAACTAGCGATGTAATTGCTTCGCTGTTTGAGTATGAACCCGACGCAAAAGTCGGCCCTTGTGAAGTGCTGTTAAAACCGTTACCGCATGAAGTAATTGCTTTTAATTGTGTCGATGTGTAATCGTTAATAACCATAGCGCTTGAAGCACCATAGTTTGTAGCCATAGCGTCTTGACCCATGGGAAAGAAATATCCTGATCCGTTAACAAAAGCTGTTCCGCTTGAATTCTTATATCCGCATTGAGCATTTGATGTATTTCCATTAAAGGCTACGCGAAAATATCCAGCGCCCGATGAGTTTCCGACTCCTTGAAACCAAACTAATAAATTTTTGTAAGTTTGATTTATTGAGCCAATAGTTACGCTAGTCGTTGATAGTGTGGTCGTGCTCAATAAAGTCATGCCGCCAGCTGTTGCGGTAGCCCACTCGGGAGCTGTTGCGCCGCTGTTAACCTGTAAAACTTGACCAGCTGTGCCAATTCCTAAACGTGTGACAGCACTCGATCCAGTCGCGTAAATAACATCGCCGGCTGTTGTTACTGTTGATTTTGGAATAGCCGCAGCTGCTAAATCATAGGACGTTTTAACGGCATTAGCTGTCGCTGCTAAAGTTGTTGATGTGCTAGACGTTGAATCGCTTAACTGAACAGCTCCTAAATTTGAAGTAGTACCGCTCAAAATACCGACCGATACGCTGCCAGATGTTCCGCCGCCAGTTAGCGGTGAACTGACTGTGACGGCTGTAATATCGCCGACGTCGTTAGTAATCCATGTGAAATCCATGTCGGCATTTGTAGCCTTAGATAAGATTTGACCGGTAGTGCCGCCCTTGAGATCAGCCATGGACGTATCGACCGCCTGACCAAATACTTCAAAATCAGCTGGTAAATCTGTAACTAAGTCCGTCGGCGTTGGCATTTGCCAGCCGAAGTTACTTGTTGGATTTGTCATATTTTCTCCTTATGCCACGACTAACGCGGTTTCCCACGTTAGCGACCCGGTTATAGTATTCCACGATTCCGCGATAGATACGTCAAGCCACTTCATAGCTTGAAGTGAATAACTTATCGGCGAAAGATTCAAAGTGACAGCTATTTCATTATAGGCAGCCTTAAACGTCCAGCCCTCGACGAATCCTAAAAACGTACCCGACGCCATGTTTGGCGGTAAATCGCTAATTCGAAGCGGTAAGCCCATAAATACGTTAATTAGCGAATCGCGATCCGCGTCGTCTAGCTCTGGATTTGTAAGCTGGTAAGTAATCGACTGTAAATTGGCTTGAGGTGTAGCTCTCAGGGTTAAGTAAAAATCGGCTTGATCTTGGGCGTCGGCTGAGTGTTTAATTGTGGTTGTTATGACCTGAGCTAAACGCCCATAAATGTCGATTGAGTTCAAATCCTCGGCGCTTACTTCATTGTTCGAGTTAGTGTTGTATTTAAGAGTTACGTCATTACGAACATCGCCAGCTCGAGTCTGAATCTTAAGCCCGTTAAATAGCGCCTGATTAGCCGTTAAATCTGTGTAGCCGTTAGTAGCTAACTCGATCGATCTATGAGTCGAGTCCGCGTAGCTAATTAGCCCGCTGGCGTCCTCATAGATATAACCCAGCCCGCTAGTCGCAAGCGCTGAAACCAGCGAATAAATATCGGTTCGGTTTGATGATCGTTGGGCTAGTTCGTAATTACCCGGGCGATCTATTTCGCCTAGACCGACGTTCTGAGCGTTTGCCCATGTTTCCTCTGGATCATAATTAGCCCATGTTAAAGCTGCCGGAACTTCGCCCCAATTATTTAATAGTAAATCTTGCAAAACTTGCCAGATTTGATCGCCGTCAAAATCTTGATTTAGAACGCCATCGGTAAGCGCTTTAGGCAAGCGACTTAAAGCTCCTAGAGCTGTGATGTTAAGGGTTTGATTTATTGCAACGTTACCAGCTGTTGAAACTTCGATTCCAAAATCGACGACTGTACCGCCGAAAATTGGGACGAACGTATTAGTCGAATCCTTTAGCTCGATCGAAACTGAGTCATTTATGTTTATGTTAACGATTGCCTGATTAAGGTTTATCAGCTGTAAATTACAATAGCCCGCTTGAGCCTGTTGATATATATTTGTTCGACCGCTAGTAATAGTCAGATTTGCTAAAACGTATGTCGTATATTCGACGCCCTGAATCTTGACGCGCCAGATTGGATTGAATACGGTCATGCGAACTGAAACCCTTGAGCGCCGTTAGTGCCGCGATAAAAACTATCGTTTAGCGTGTTGACGATTGTTCGAGCTGTACCCTCAGAATCAATGGCGCCTGAAACGTTGACGTTGATAGTGGTCGTCGGTGTAATTCCCGCTTCCATTTGACGAATTGCAAACATGCGTTCGCCGACGTCTGTTCCGACTGGTACGACTGGCGGAATAAATCCTGACTCTCTTTGACGGATTGCAAACATCGCTTCTCCGATATTGCCAGTAGTTCCGCCCAGTCCCGCTTTCAATTCGTCCTCAACGACCTTAGTGGCTGTTGCTGCACTAGCTGCCGCCGCTGTCTTTGTAATGGCTGCCGTTTCCTTTGCTACTTGCTTGGCTACGTCGCCGACTTCTTTTGCTATTTCCTCTTTAACGGCTTGAGCTGCCGCTGGCGTTACTGTCGCCGCTTTGGCGCCTTTAGATAAAATGATCGCCGGAATTTCGCCTATATCTTTACCGCCGAATAAATTGTTTACCGCGTTATAGGCTTTAATAAGCAAATTCACCGCGCCGATAGCTAAGTTAATTCCAGCAACAACGCCCGAGATCGCAAGGCTAACGCCGTCAATAATTAAGCCAACGCCCTTAAAGGCTAGTCCTAAAGTCGTGCCAATAATTGGCGCTAGGATTTTTGCAGCTCCACCGATTACTCCGATGACCGCGCCTAGAAACGTGAACACGGCGTTATTGTCCTCGACGAAACCTTTTAGCTTCTTAAATACGGTATTTAATCCTTCAATAACTGGAGTTAAAGTAGCCTTAAAAATAGGCACTAAAAAATCTTGAACGAATCCCCAAAGAGCCTTAATCGCTGGAAGTAAAGTAACGCTAAGCAAACTCGCGTAGCTTGTAAATAGCGGAACGATGTTTTTTGTAAAGTAATCCCAAAGATCGGTGAATACCGGAATAACTGAATCTTTTACAAAATCCGAAATATCTTGGAAAATTGGTTGAAGTGTTTTTCCAATATTGTCGCCTAAAGTTGTTAACGTTGGAATAAGTTTAGTAACGGCTAAAGTGACTAGCGGCGTAAGTGCGTCGAGAATAAACGATCCCGCGGTTTCTTTTCCTTCGTCGAACGCCAGTTTTAAACGATCCA